TCCCTCTGTCTAAGATTGCGCCAACGAATGACCAAGACGATCACCGCCGACGCCACCTTTGCAGCGAGTAGGGCGACCCGCAGAAGGTGTTCCACCATGGTAGACCACCTCCCTCTTCGGGGCGGGGTAGCCTCGCGGCTGCGCCACTCCCCCGACCACTGGAAACGGCGGTTTCCCGCCGGTTTCCGGCTGGAGGTTCCCTATCCAGTTGTCAAGGATCTCTCTTGGACCTATCTTAACACAACCGTTTTGATTATGCAATACTTTTTCAAGATGTTTTCCTAAAGATTTTTTAAGTTGTCATAAAGCCACTCTGCGAATATACTCCGCAACCGAAAGCCCCGCCAGCCGGGCTTTTTCCTGGAGCCGGGCCCACTCCTCGTCCGTAAGCCGGATGGGATGGGCCTTCGTCGGCTGGCCTGCCCGGGACTTCCGGCCGGCACCGATCCGCTTCCCGCCGTGCGTATTTGGCATGGTCGTCACCTCACGACCAGTATATACGCATTCAAGGCGGGAGGCAAGGGGCCGGCTGGTCACCGGCCCGCCCTGGCCCGCCGATCCGCCCACCAGTTGACCAGGTACGCCAAACCGATACCGATGTCCCGGGCCACCCTGAACGCGGCGTACCAAATGAAAAGCCCCAACGCAATGCCCAAAATCATCTCAATGGTGCTCGTGCTCATTCTTTGTCTCCTTCCCGCCGGGGCCGCCACCCCGGCCCGTATTCCCCACCCGGCCCGGTCGATCCGGGCCGACGCTGGCGGCTTAAAGGGCCTGGGCTGCTTTCAATGCGGCCAGCCTACCGCGGCAAACGGACCAAATCACTTGCTCAACCTCCGACCGCTTGCATTCATCGCTGCCGGCCGCAAGATCCACCAGCCGGTTGGCCTTCCGGCTCAGGCTTACCGCGGTAACCCGGTAACCCTTGTCCCATAAAATGTCGGCAATTTTAGCCACGTCCTGAGGGTCGAGAAATAATTCGTCCATAGGTCCCGCCCTTTCCTCTACACTCTCAGCCCTGGCCTAAGCGGGAGGTTCTTGCCGGGTGAAACGTTGGCAGGATGCAGAGCGGGCCGAACGCTTGGCCGTCCTCTATGTCCAAAATCAATTCTCCGTATAGCAGGAACTGGGCGTGAAACTCGGGGGGCCATTCGCTCTCAAATACGTTTACCTCGCTACCGTCTGTCCAGACGTATTTTGCAGTAAACATTTGGTTATCCCATCCTTTGTTGCATTTTTTGCGGTTGCCGTCCCTGCTTTAACCGCCCCGGCCTGGGCTGCGGGCCTGTTAGTTGTCTATATTATATAGGGTATGCAGATACCTGTCAATAGGTTCTGGCCGGTTTTTGAAAAAAAATTTTTGGCCGCATTGACACAGATATGTATACCTAGTATAATAGGAACATACGGAGGGATAAGCTCATGCCGAACCAGTACGCCGAGACTAATACTCGTGTTATGCTCTGGCTGCCAAAGGAAATGAAGGAACGTCTACAGGCACTGTCAGACACCAAAGCGCGACGGGATCCGGCCGGGACGTTTTCGGTAAACTCTTTGATCCGGCAGGCAATAGCTGAGTACCTGGATCATGAGGAGCATAAGGTGGCTGGCCCCGTGGCCGGGCCTTCTACCCGCCGCCGAGGCAAAGACCCCCAATAAGCGCCTAAGGCCCCGGATGTACCAGGTCCCTCGCGCACGGACGTGCCCTGTGGCGCCTGCAAATGGACGGGCAGGATGGATCATACCACCCCGCCCGCTATCGCCGCTTAGAAGCGGCGGTATAAATGGAATATATGGCATAACTATCCTATTTTCCGCACCTTGGACTCATTTCCTCCAGCCAGCCACTGGGCCAGCCGGCGCCGTGACCGCCTGGCCCCCATCCACTCCCCGGCCATTCGCACCACCCCGGCCAGTTCCCGGGCGCTCAACCCAACGAGGTAGCATACCAACAAGCCCAGGCCCAGCCCGAACCCCAAACGAAACCCCTGCATCAGCGCATTGTCACCCACGCGGCATCCCTCCTTTATTCCCAGGCTATCTTGTCCACCGCGGCGCGGAGGTCGCCGGCGGACGGAGCGGTATATCTCTTGGTCACATCGAGGCTGCTATGGCCGGCCAGCGCGGCCACCTGGTCCAGCGGCACGCCCCGGTCCAACAGGTTCCGGCAGAAGGTATGTCGGAGGCTGTGAGGCGTAGCCTCCAGGGGCGGCCGGGCCCGGGCCACGTACCCGGCGAACATCTTTTCGACGGCGGAAACGCTCATCGGCCGGCCGCGGCGGCTCGGGAACAGGGGCCCCGCCGGGTTCGCGGTCAGCCAATCGGAGAGGATCTTCCGCACGGTATTATTCAGGGGAACCTCCCGGTACTTGTTTCCCTTGCCGCGCCGGATCCGGACGACTCCTTTCCGTTCCGACATGTCCACGTCTCCCCGGTCAAGCCCGCATACCTCGGCCACGCGGAGCCCGGCATGGAGCATCAGGCCGATTATGGCCATGTCCCGTAGGTTGCCCCCGCTGTTGACCGCGCGGACCAGGGCCGCCTGCTCGTTTCGCGTCAGCCACTTGGGTTGGGGCGGGCCGGTCGTGGCCACCAAGCGGATCTCGCCCACGGGATTGTCCCTGACTTGGCCGATGGCCACCAGCCAACCGAAGAACACCCGAAGGCCGATCAGGTGCTTGTTGATGGTCGCCGGCGCCAGGATCCTGCCGCGGCGGCCGGCCCGGGACGATTGGAGGTGGTCCCGGTATTCCACGATATCCAGAGGAGAGACAGCCGCGGGGCAGAACGCACCGTAATGATCCGTGGCCCAGCGGCCAAAGGCCCTGACGGCGCCTAAATAGGTGCCGGCGGACGCGCCCCTGTCGGTCGCCTGCAAGTGGGCCTCGAAGGCGTTCAGGTACTCGGCCAAATTCTTTGGAGTAAATTTTCCGAGATACACTACCTCGGCCACGTCGATTCACCCCCTGTTTTCGGGCCCCGCAATCTCCCGGGGGCCCGGATAACTCCAAAGAATGTATCTTCTTTGGACTACGACCGTTGGTCCGCCAATTCCGCCGCGCGGGCCAACGTGGACATGTCCACCGCCGGCACGCCGACGCGCCGGCCCATGAGAATGTCCACCACATGGGCCGCCACGCCGCCCCCGCGCAACTCCTCCATCATGGCCCGCCGGAGATCCTCCGGCGAACACGTGCCATACCGCGCGACTATATATCTGGCGGCGCGGTCTGACAGATGGCACCGATCCGGCCGCCCCAACGCGCCGGGAAAGAGGTATTCACCCGGACGGAGTCCTTCGGAGTCAATATATCGCTGCACCACATGGGCCGTCTTCCGGGTCAATGGCACGGGCGCACACGGAAACAGCAAGACGCGCCGGCCTTGCGTGTCTATGTCGGTCACGCGCAGAGAAACAATTTTGGAAAGCCTAAGACCCGTAGTAGATAAAAGGCGTACCAGGGCCACGTCGCGTAGGGACCGGGCCCTTTCGGCGTTGGCGACCATCTCGTTCCTGGCATCCCTATATGTCGGGCGTGGGCCGCGTTCCCCGTCAAGCGGCACCGGCACCGGACCAAGCCGGCGCCCCGTCTCCCTGCGCACCCACCCTGCCACAATGGCCACTCGGGCCCGAATGGTGGCACTGCTCATGGAGGCGTGATTATTCAAGTACCGGGCGTAGTCCAGAATCTCCATACGAGTAACGTTCTCCGCGCGAAATTCCTCCCGCACAGCGACCCGAAACCAATCAGCAAATTGGGCCAGCGCAACCCGATAATTAGCCAGTGTAGCCTTACTGGCCGTCACCCGAGACAGGTAATCGTCAATGACCAGTGAGACATCTTGCATGTCGGACTATCCTCCTTGCACTAGTGGGCGCGGTATTGGACGCCTTATGGGTCTTGGTGATAGATCCCCTTTCAAGCCTGCGTCGCTCGTTTTTTTGCAATCGTTCGACGTTTTCCTTGGCAGCTATATAGTACCATTTCCCCAACAGTCGAATACGATAAACGTTCTGCTTTTTTGCCCATACATTCCTGGTACGTGGCGGAATTCTGGAAGCTTCTATTATGTCGAACCCAAGCTGTTTTAAGATTTCCACGTGCTGCTCGTGGACGTATGACACATAGCACTCCAGGTACTTTTTGGTCCACTTCAAAAGGGAGACCGTTGTATACTTATGTGGATTGTGGTAAAAGCACTGGTATGGATTCGCCACGAATTTCCTCTCCAGGGATGACCACTCCCTTTGTCTTACTCAATTTTGTCTTGGTTTTCCGGTTGGCCTTACTAGAACCAGATTCTTCGTTTATGGTTGTCAGCTCGATAATGAAATCCTTAAAACCAGTCTCTGTACTGGGAAAGTCTATAGCATAAATCATTTCATAGCTGTCGTATAGCCCTAAGTCCATGATTTTTTTCGCCTTCCACATGGGCATATGGAAGGTGCGAATTCGCCGCTGTCTTTGAAAGTCCCATACCTCCCAATGGAATCCCTTCCGCCACTTTTGGCAATCAACCATTATATTGGTAAGATTGCGGATACGACTATCTATGTTATAGATGGTCGGACTGGCAAAGAAAAACGAACACCGGAGCTTTCTCATATACATGAGAAACTGTGTCATAAATACATTTTTCCCGCGCGAAAAAAGCCGACTATCTAGATTGATGTGAGCCTCATCAATACATACGATGCTCGACTCTGATCTAGCCACGTCAAAAAACGCCTTATGATTCGTGATTCTCTTACTGTCGGCGAGCGCGTAATTGGCGAATAGGTTCGTCTCGATCCCATGATGTTTAGCCCGGGCCTTGAAATAATGAGCAAATAGGCTCATCCCGAAAGTCTTTCCGGAGCCCAAGTTGCCATTGAAGACCCAAATAAACATGTCAATTCCTCCGTTTGGGCACGGGCAGTTTTGTCCACCCGTGCCATTGGTCTGATTTATCGTCCGCCCAAGCCGAAAAGTCCCGGCTTGTGTTGTGGTTCTCGGGGAGCCCTTTCGGACTCAAACTTCTTGGTAATTATATCCATGTAAACGCCAGTGGCTCCAAGATACTTGCGCAAGCTATCA